GCCTGGCGGCAGTTCATGGGTTGGTGTCTCGAAATCATTCCGCCCATCGGACGGGTCAGAGTTTAGAGCGGCGGGACCTTTGGCGAGGCCCGCCGTTCGTCGTTTCAGTCCTATGCGTCGACG